CCGCTGCTGCGGGGGCTCTTCGGCTGCAAGCAAGTTGTTCGGACTCTCCGGATCGTAACCAAGCGCTCGGATCATCAGGTCGCAGTTCGTGCGAGCCGCTTGGTCGGCCTCGTTGTAGTTCAGTGCGTTGGCGATCGACGCCTGCACGCCGCGAAGACCGCGGAAAAACTCATCGGTCCGCGCCTCATCGGCGTCGGCGGCCAGGCCAAGGCTGCGAAGATACTTAATGAGGCGGGGGTTCATCGAAAGATTCTCCTGGATTTCGGGGCGGAATTGCCCAACAGTGAACGAATCTGCGCCAAGCTGTCGGCGCCAACGGGCGTTAGTGAAAGTTCGTGGGGGCGCCAGCGAGTCGTGATTCGCAGCGTGCGCTCGCCGGCTTGGTAGGTTTTTCCGCCTACTGAGCCGCGAGAGTTGGGGGCGATGTCGGTGAATTCGAGCGGAACATAGCCGACAGACACCGCGCGAACGTGGCCGTCGCGAACTCGCGCCCAAATCGCCTCGACCTCGTTGTCTCGCTCATTGGCCGGCGCTGCGACGTAGCCGCGGCCATGCCACTTGTCGTCGCGAAGCTGGAATCCGCGAGCCGAGCCGATTACGTCGAGGACGTCGTACATCCGATGATTAGGAAGCAGCGGCATTTGGTCGGGAAACTCCCCGCCGCGGCTGATCAGAATCTCTTCGATGATCTCGTACCGCCGGCGATCGAACACGAGAACACGCTGCTCGGTCGAAACTACTGCTTCGAAGCTACGCTCTTCGACGTTGATGTTCGCCGATCGCAGCTCCAGCTCGCGAGCCACGAGGCCGCGATTCTGCAGGTCTTCCCACAGGGAGGTTTCAGCGGTTGATTGCAAAGCGACGGGCATTGCGATTCTTCTTCGGGACTAACTTTTTCGGCGGAGGCGATTCATCGCCCTCGGCTTTCGACTCGGCTCCATTCCCCATCGGAGTAGGCGGCAGGCCGGCCGCCTCCAGATCGGCCTTGCATCGCTTCCGCGAGGCGACGACCTTTTCCCAGTTCTTGCCGACCATGGCGGAAGCGTCGCTTGCGGCGATGATGCCGAGCTGAACCATCTTCTCGATCGCCGACACGAACTTCTCGATGTTCGCGTGGGCTGGAACATTCCAGGTCCAGGTCAGTTCGTACTTGGCCGGCGGCTGCACACTGCCTCGCAACGTCAGCTCGGCGATGACTCGCTCGACGATCGGGTTCATTGATCGCCGCTCGATGAACTTCTGTACGTTCAGCACGCCGTCGCAGTAGACGGTGCCTTCGTACTGAGCGCTGGAAAAGTTCGCCTCAGCGGCTGTGAGAAACACGACCAGCAGCGGCATGTGGATTGGGCGGCCGAGCTCAGCGCCGCGCTCGCGGCGGAATTCGACGTATTGAGCGCCGGGCTGCGTTGGAGCCAGCGATGCCCACTGCCAGCCCATCGGAGCGACGTTAGCCTGCCCCGGTTCCATCCGAATGCAATCGTCGGTGATCGGCTCCGGATCAGTGATCATCTCCGGGTGAGCTGCTTGCAGCCCAACAGCATGGCCGGCGGCGTTCTTGGCCGCTTCCATCACGTACTTGTCGTACTCGCGGATGTCTGCGGCCGTTTCCAGCACGCTAGTTAGCATGGGGTAGCCGGTCAGTTGCTCCGGTTCGACCGGGATGAAGCAGTGCTGCACCGCGACGGCAGGGATCGTTTCGAATTCCCCGTAGGTCAGCGTGAAGGCGCCGAGTTGGTGCGGCTTGTCGATGTAGAATTCGACCGCGGCGCCGGTCGTCGGATCGAGTCGGACGCCGAAGGCGACGCTCGGATCGCCGGCGTGTTGCGCGGGAGTGACCAGACGCCGCGCATGGATCGTGCGAAAGCCAAGGCTGATGCGTTTCCCCGGCCGCTCGACGTTCGTGTAAACGTTGACGTAGCTGCCGGCCAGCAGCAGACCGTGTACCCAGGTTTTCATCGACTCGACGCCGCCGTATCGGTGCGACGGGTCAGGATCGGCCATGACCGCCTTGAATGCGGCCTCGACGGCGTCATTGAAGGCGTTAGAGTCGCTGGACACTTGCAACGTCGGCCCTTCGGGACCGACAACGTCGTCCTTGAACGTGTTGACGACTCCCTCGAAGAGCGGATTACTGGCGAATTCGAACGCGCACCGCGCCATCAGCACGGGCAGATCAGTCGCAATATCGGTATTGATCGACTCGCCATGCGACTGCGCAAGCGTTTCGCGGTTCAATCGAGTCGGTACGGCGGCCTGAAAGCGGCGAGTCTGACTCGCGGAAATGACTTCCACGCCCACGGCGCCGGCCCGTTCTTGCCTGTCGAGCGACGTGCGCAGCGCCCGCGGCGACTTACGGCCAAAGAAGCGGCGGATGGAAGCGGCGAAACCCATTCAGCAATCACAATCACAGGTTGTTGGTCGGCAATGAGCGATGTTGACTCGCTTTACCTTGCCGTGTCCGGCTGCCCTTGCTATTTGCACATCGATGTCTCTTATGCAATCCGCAAGACTGCCTGGACTAAAGCGAAGCCCGTCCTTTTCCGTCTCTGAAACGGCAGAGGCCGCTTTCCATGCAATACGGTACTGCCGAGCAGCTTCTACTAAGTCTCCGTTTCTCTCGGCGTATAAACCGGCGACATGCGCGGCATTGCCTATCTGAGCGATGCTTTCAGCCATGATCGAATCGTAAAAGAAAAAACCGCCCTTCCAGGCGGCCTGTTTCTAGAAACTAGAATGGCGTCACGACTCCACGCTCTTGAAACTCTGCCCGCACTTATCGCATTTATGCCAGCGATACTTGCCGCTGGTGTTCACCACGCGCGGATTCTTTGCCTTGCACTGCGGATTCGGGCACACGCAACGCACCGTCTGGTACACGACCCCGTTGACCACCTCGCCGGCCACTGGCGGACGCCCAACAGTAAACGTCTTGCGGCAAAAATCGCAGCCGTACTTGGCCCACGGACGCCCGAAGCTCTCCCCGGCGCTCACTAACGACGTGGCATTGCACCCGCAGCCGGGGCAGTCGGGACCGCTCGCTTTGATGAAGCCGGTGCTCATCGTGCCAGCCCCGCATACCAGTTCTCGACGGCCGGCAGTGGCTCGGCTTCCTCTCGAGGAATATCTCGGAGTCGATAGCCGTGAACGTCGCCCATGACGAGAGCCATCTTGAGCGCATCGCCAAGATGATTCTGGCCGTTCACGATCCACTTCTCGACGAGGCCGCCTTTGGTCGGATCCCACTCGCGTTTCAGATGCTCAGCGGTCAGGTGATTCGTCAGTCGGTCGTGCTGCTTCGGGAAGTCCGGGCGGAACAGCGTTAGCGCCCCTTTGCTTCCTCGCTTCGCACGTAATCGGTCTTGCATGTGCAGCAGCCAGTAATCCGCGTTGAAGGTAATCTCGGGGATACCGCGCTTCACGTTCAAGTCGGCGAACCACTCCGTCCCGATCTTCGGACGCTGCATGCTGACTCTGGTTGGATGGTTGTATCCACCAGCTACTTTCCCGGCGCGACGCTTGGAAGCGCCGCGACCACGCAGGCCCTTCCACCGATTGCCCCAGCCTCGGCCGAACGAACGAATCGCCTTGGCTACGTCGTCCGGCATGTGGCCCAGGTCAACGCCAACCCCGTCCGGCAATCGCAGGCCGTCGCTCGATTCGACGGCAAAACCAGCCTCGACGACGGTCTGGTTGAATTCGATCAGCGCATCCACGACGCGAGTGGACGCCTCATCGTCTTTGGTCCGCTTAACATCGAAAGCGCCATAAGCAGGGATGTGCAGGCAGCCGTTAGACCGAAGAGCCAGCGCGACCCACCATGCCGTCCAATCGCCGATATCGACGCCGATCAACAGCTTCACCGTGTCAGCCGGCAGCAGGCCGGCTTGCCATTCGTCTGTGCGCTTCCGCACGGACTGAGCGCTTAACATCTCGTTCTCGGCCAGCTTCGATCTAAACGGAACAGCATGCGCGAATTGGCACAGCTCGCGCTCGGCGTTCTCGCGTTCGACGGTCCCCTCATCGAGCTGGGCGGCTTTCCACTCGTCGACGGCCGTATCGGCGGCGTCCAGAAGCAGATTGTGCCAGCACCACCAATGAAACCAGAGCGTCGACGTCGGCGGCGGATCCCCGTGAACGCGGCCGTTGCGATCCACCGTCTGGCCCCAGTGAACTAGAACGCATTCCGCCATTGACTGCCGCCGTTGCAGGTCGTTGATCGCCTTGCCGCATTTCGGGCAGGCAAAAAACGCCTGATCTTGTACCTGCCACTCGCTTTCGGCATCCTGCCAGCCCAGCAGATGCTCTCTCGTCGGCGCGATATGCCCACCGCAATGTGGGCACGGCGACACAATCCGCGATCTTGTGCTGATGATCGTCTCGTCTTCGTCGTCGCCGCGAAGCGTCCATGGCAGCTCGTGCGGCTCCCCGAGCGTCCCTTCGCCCAGCAATTGCCTCTCGCTCCGTCTGAATGCACGCTGGCGAGCCTTGATCTTCTTGAGGTCGTCGGCCTCGGTCGACGTTTCGCTTCGTCCGCCAAAGCCTTTGAGTTCAGTCACGCAGATCCGAGGCGCCGTGTAGCCGGCTTTGTTCGTGTCTTGCCCGCCTCGGGACATGATTTTGATGTCGACGCCGCTCCCGAGCGTGATACGGTCTCGGATGCGCCCCCCGCGGCTGCCAGGCCCTTCCCGGGGAATCAGCCACGTCAGATCCGGCGAAGCCTTCAGCGTCGGCAGGAAATCCTTGTCCCATTTGTCGGCCGCCATGTCGGCTTCCGGCACGCCGATGAGGGCGTCCTCGCGCAGTTCACACACCGTCCGCAGCGTCGGGATCACGAAGCACGAGAGCGTCTTGCTCGATTGCGACGGCCCCGTAGCGTACACCTCCGGCCACTTGCCGGAGTCCAATTCATGGAAGAGCAAACCAGTAAACGGCTGATTGGCGACTCGAAACGGCTCCCCTTTGAGCGGACCCGTCGCCAAGCGAATGTATTTCTCAGCGAATTCACGATGGCTCAGCGGAATTCTTGGCGCGAGCCGAACCGCGGCCTTTGCGCCCAGAG